TAAATATTTAACCAATTTGGTTTAAAACTACTCCTGGAAATCAACAGATTCCGGATAGACAACAAATGAGATAGAAATCCATTCCAAAGCTGAAATCGGTTTGACCATGATTTTTGCTGGGAGGATGTGCTGGTCTCTTGTTTCAGGAGTGCTTTCAGTTTGAACTCTATAGTCACTAATACCTCTATTTGATTTAACATCTGAGAGGATAGGTTCAACAAGTGACCTAAATTGTTTTTCAACAGTAGCATCATTTTGTTCAAAGATAAGATGTTTAGATGCTTCAACAACAAGTTTCTTAATTCTAAGCATCAATCTTCTTACATTGATTCTATTGAGAGGGCTTTCTGCTTTATAGAATGTCTTATTACCCCAAATCTTAACACCATCTTGACCAAAGGTCTTAATTGGATTAACTCTACCTTCATAAAGAGTATCTTCATCAGCAAGAGTTGTCTTGATATCAGCAGCAATACAATCTACATCACCTCTTTCAGTACCAGCAGGTGCAAACCAAGGATATGAATTGTTATCAGTAGCAGCCATATCTCTCACAGCATCTTTAGTAACTGGAAGTGTAATATATTTCTTAGCATTGGTATCATAGTATTTAATCCAAGGCCAGTATGAGCAAGCATATGATGAATTGATTTCACTTTCTTCAAGAGCATCAACAATATCAGCAGCAGACTTTGTACCATCAATATCAACAGGTGAATTGACAACATAAAGTGCATCACCACCTCTACCATCTTCAGGGTCTTCAACTACTTCAAGTGCATCCTCAACAAGAAGTCCATTATTTGCATAATCAATACCAGGGGTTGCAAACAAGTTGATATACACATCACTAGGATTTGCAAACTGTCTGTAACCAGCAAGATATGCATAATAGTCACTATTGATTGCATTTGTAGGAAGATTCAAGTTCAATGTAGGGTCAAGTACAAGTTCTGTATTACCAATTCTTTCAAATGGACAACCATCTACAATTGCATATTTGGAAGCCTTGTATTTGTCAGCATTAGTTCTTTCAGGTCTGTAAATATCCCAAGCATCAAAACCACCATATGGATAAACAGTGAATTTTCTCAAATTAATATCTTCATAAATAGTACCTTCCATAAATGATTCAGTGACAATTCTTGGAAGTTTAACTGATTGTGCAGCTGGTTGTAAGCCATCAACTGTTGTGAAAGTATAACCAGTTTCATCATCAACATAAATGACTGTGTCTGACATTCCACTAGTACCAACCTGAGAAATAATAGCATCCAAGTGGAAACCATTTGTCAAGATATCAGGGTCAGCATCACCTTTAGCATTGTTATATGCAGTAACACCCTTATAATTAAGAATGTCTTCATCAAGAATCTTATGGTTCAAACCAAAATACTGTCTCTTTGGCTTAATGGTATCATCAAAAATTGTGTTATATGCAAGTTTTACTCTGGTATATTTATCATCACTTTTAACACCATAAGTAGGAACAGGATAACCAAGGAAACCACAAGGAACACATGATTCAACACCATCTTCATTGCTGATTTCTACTGTAATATATTTTGACTTAGCAACATAACCACCATCAAATGTACCAATCTTAAGACCAATATAATTGGAATTACCTTCAGCCATTGTAAGATTTGAATACTTTTCAAGTACTACTGGACTATCATCAGTATCATAAAAATCTCTTACCCAAAGGTCAAATAAACCCTCATCTGGTCTGATTCTCTGAATAGAAATCTTGACTTGATAGTTAGCAGCATTACCATCAGAAATAGTATATACTTTAAACAATTTTTTAAGATTTAATGCAGCATTAGATGCAGATTTAACTTCTGAAACAACCCAAGGAGTCTGAGCACATCTATAGATTTCTGTATAATCTGTTGCATCTTCAGAAATACCATTTTCATTTTTTGTTTTGGTATAATTGTAATAAATAGTTGTTTCACCAGATGCACCAGATGTTTCACTATAATAAATATATTTAGGGCTACTAGGATAAATCTCATTATCAGCTGAAACACCACTAACATTTTTTACATCAACACCACCATTACTAGTATTACCACTTACTGGACCAGTATAATGATACATATTGTTTTGTTTTGTAAAACCTGAACCACTATTAATTGCACTAAATTCTACTGGTTTATTATTTGGAGTATTTTTAACTAATTCATTATATGCAAAATCATAAACTGCTTCAATAAATACAGGTGCTGAACCAACAAGAGGGTCAGTTGAGAATACATTATAAATATAATCTCTATCATATCTATTTAAAGAAACATTATATGTTAATGCTGATGAACCAAATTTGTCAGCAAATGCTGGATTAATTTCAATTACAACAGCAAATTTACCAATTGGATAACCTTTACCATTTTGTTCAGAATAAACTCCACCATCAAATACATAACCATTAAGTGGAATTGCCTCTGTATTTTGTTCTATCTTACAATTAGCATCATAAGAATAACCACTATATGGTTGAATTTTAACTGAATCAACAAATGGGGTGAATTTTTCCTGTTTTGCTTTTTCACAAGTTTCACCAGAAACAATACCACTGTAATCTGCTTTTGACCTCAGAATAACAAGTGCCATTTGTTCATTATCTATCTTACATTGTACACCATAAGCAGGACCATTTTCATAACCAGAAAGGCCAAGTACTCTAACAACATTAAGATTCTTAGATTCTTTCAAATATTCCTTAGCAACATAAGGAAGTTCATATTTAGGAAGGCCAGTTCCTTTATATTTTTCAGTTGAAGTGCCACCGAAGTAGTCAACAAAATCAGCCCAATCAGTTACAGGAATTGCCTGAAAAGCTGGACCTTTTACAGTTTCACCAGCTAAACCCAAACTTGTAATGCCAAGGCTCTTGGCTGAATAAAGGACATCCTTCTCTTCTGTGTAAACACCAGGTGAAACATGGCCACCTCTTGCATCACTTATCATGTTCTTTTATGTTTTTTA